ATAATCTTTTGCTGTGCAGTATCATTCATTAACTGATATTGCTTATCCGCATCATTAACCGGGAATGGTGTAACTTCAGTCTTAGGTTGATCACGTTCATTGAAGAACATAACCACTTTGCCAGCGTTACGCGCACCACTCATTTTGTTTTCCCAATCCAACATCATTTGCTGCTTTTGTTCAGGTGTTGCCTGACCATTGTAGAAGTTGATGATTGTCGAAGGGAAAAGACCGTTTGAGATTTGGTTGATATGGAAGATTGAAATCTGCTTGTCTAACTCGATGTAGTTAATCGCACTCCAGTAGTCGGGGCGTGGATATGAATCGCTACCTGTATACGTAAAGCACCAATAGATTTGACGTGGTTCTTGTTCGCGTGTTAGATAATTGTATTTAGGTATGAATTCAGGTGTGTTTTTCTTCTTACGAATGTTTGACCAGTCGTAGCTATGGAAAATACCTATCTCACTTTCGTCTTCTTGATTCACCGCAATGCGGCATTCTTCAAATGGTATCGCGTTAAGCTTCGATATAACAGTGCGGTCATTGCTCCAAATTACTTCGATGAAGAAACCGCCAAATAACTTCAAATCCTTTGCGCATGCATATGTTAAAGTATCGATGTTTAGCGCATCTAATTCAGCTTGGTATTGCTCCGACTGAATGCCCTTGCCTGCAATCATGTCACCAATAGCCACAACGAGTGAACCATGCACAGGTGATTCGTGCGATAAGTCACGTAGGTACTGCGGAAAGTCGTTTTGATCTCCGTAATTCACCCAACCTTTGCGGTCCACTTTTTCTGCATCACTCTTAGCTACGTATTCACTAAGCTTAAGCGAAACTATATTTGATTCGTTATGGTTCATAGATTATATCGTTTGGAATGGTATTGATTGGCACATCAAACCAACTTGTATTGTCATTTAAAACAGCATAACCACGCTCAACAATGCCAACAACTGCGGCATTGGTAGGATTGGTATTAACTGCAGAGTTTTGTCCGTACACTTCGTAGCGGTATCTACCTGCCAAAGTTAAACCAACTGTGGTAATTGTCAGCTGTGTAACACGCACCGTTTCATTAACAATCGTGGCAACCTGTGCAAGGTCACTTCCGGTGGTGCTATTTTCTTCGTGTGTGAGAATGATTAGGTAGTGCGTGAATGCTGTACTGTAATACTGTCGCGCTTCGTCAAGTGATAGGTACACTTGCTGGTTAGCTGTATTTGTATTTAGATATATCATTAGCTTCTTTAATTAAAAAGGGCAAGTCAAAGATAACCTGCCCTTTTCTTCAATACAACAAGACACACAGAACGGAAAACAAATTCTTAGTAAACAGGCAATACTTCAACTCCAGAGAAGTTGTCGAAAGGCACTGTCGTGTATGGTTCAAGATGTACGGCTGGAGTAAGTTCTTCAGCAATCAAAGTCACTTGGTATCCCATCAAATCTGCTTTTTGCTGTCCTGATTGAACAGTACCAGCAGTAAGTTGTGCTCCTTCGCCAGCACCAACGAGAAGTATTTGATCGTCATTAGTACGAACAAACACAACCATTTTAGCTTTGGCAACATTCAAAAATTCATTACGCATTTCCTGATTCAACTTACCGAAAGTCCATCCAACTTCCTGTGAGAAAAACAGTGTACCTGTTTCCAAATTCTTTTGCACAGTTTCAACGTATGAACCTGAATTACGAAATGGAACATAACGATAAATTTTGATTGAACCTGCAACGCCGGGCAATCCATCTACTTCGCCATCAGGACCACCGTAGGTGATGCCTGTTTCGAAGTCTTCGTAGTTAGCAATAAGTACTTCCTTAACACCACCAATTCCTTCAAGGCACCCCAAAGTGAACCCTGTAGTTAAATCACAAGCCATATTATTATTTTTTTAATTGGTTAAAAGGGGGCTGTTACACCCCCTTCTTATTTTATTGATTATGCACCCCAGTAGGTGATGTCTTCGGCAACTGCAATCTGCGCACCTAAGTAGAAACGTGCGCCGTAACGAACGTTCTGTGAGCCGTCAAGATTCTGCATATCCAAAATGAACACTTCGTTCATTTGGTTTTCCTGCCATGTACCCAACATCAAGTTGCTTGGTTGAGCGAAGATGATATTGTTAGCAGTCATGCCCGGACATACGTAGATTTCGTACATTCCTACGAAACGCTTAGATACTTCAGGACCACCTGTCAAGTACCAACCGTTGCCAGCAGCAATCTGTGCTTGCATGTAAGCTTCCCATGCAGCCTGTCCCATGTAGATAGCTGGCTTTTCAGCAGCACCTTTCACAGCAGCAGGAGCAGTGTTGATTACGTCCCAAATGGTAGCGATAATGTTAGTGTCGCTCAATGCGCCTGAACCCGCAGATACAGCACCTGAACCACCTGCCTTAATCAAAGTTTCGAAACCATCGTACTGACCAGCTGTTGCGTTAACACCTGACCACATGATTGTTTCGTTAGCAGCAGCGATACCACCAACCAAACGCTCAATGATAGCATCTTGAATTTGAGTGTTTACGCGACCTGACATTACATCGGCTGTAGACCAATCTGTGAAGAAGTCCTTTTTACAGATTTGACGCTGAACTTGGAATTCTTCCAAAGTCAAAATGCGCTCGGTCAAAGTGATTGTTCCTGTTGGAGTGAAATCACATGTTCCAGCCGCAAATGATACGGTATCATCAATTTTACGTACTACTGATTTGTAAGGTACGTTTGGCTTCATTGTAACATATCCAGCAGATACGTTAGACAACAAAGCTTTAGCTACGATTTCACCAGCTAATTCACCTGCATAGGTGGTGGTGAGTGAAGTTGTTGTTGGCATTTCTAATTAAAATTTATGAGGTGAATTAATTTACTTTTTTGAACGGATGCTTTCCATGAAGTCGCTGAATGAGTTACCATTCGATGCAACAACAGGCGCAGCGTTTTTCTTAAATTCTTGTGATTTAACTGAAGGAACAGCAGGTGCTTTCTTAACCGAAGCAAGTTCAGCTTTAACTGTTTCAACTTCATTCTTTGCAGATTCAACGGCTGCGCTTAGTTCAGTCTTTTCAGTTTCAAGTGCAGCAATGCGCTCCGACAATGAACCGATAACGGCAACAAGGTCTTCGCTGCTCATTTCAGTTGATTGTTCTTCGCGTTCGATTTCGGCAATGAGACCATCTTCGCCTACGACTACTTTGGTCACACCGTCTTCTAATAGGTATTCGCCTGCAGGAACCGGCACTGGGTTACCTTCAGCATCCTGTGTGTAAATATCCACACCTACTACCCACTCATCAGCGGTAGAATAGATTTTTGTACCATCATTCAAAGTACCTTCTACTGCAAACTTTAATTCCGTTGCAGCAGCTTCTTCTTCGAATTTGATACCAACGCTTGAAGGATCAATGCCGTACTTAGAGAATACGGATTTGATTTGTTCTTTTATGTTTGACATCGATTTATATTTGGGTATAGTAGCAAAAACGCGATTTTGTTACATGCCAAATCCTTCTTACATTAGCCGTATAAATAAATACACCTATTATGAAAAAGCCAGCAGAAACGTTTACTAAGAAGATTTCAGTGAGATTAACCGATAAGCAATACAAGGCAGTGGTGAAAAATGCCAAAGCATCGAAGATGTCAATGGCAGAATACAGCCGCGCATGTATGCTGTAGTAGATTAGTTTAGATTGTAAAAAAGAAGGGGCTCGTTTGCCCCTTTCTTTTTAGTTAAAACCTAAAACCAATTTTATCACGATAACATGGCGAAGATAAACAAAATTTTACTTCACCAAACCACTAATGATATTTTCTAACTCGAGCACTAATTCGGCTTCGTAATTCTTCACGCCACTCATAGCCACACCGACTTCATTAAAGAAACCTTCGATGCTATAGCCACGCACTTTTCCTTCCTTAACATCATTCCAAACGTGGTCTTCATCAACCTTTGTCCCGATGAACCATGTGCCATCAGGTAGTTCAGGCAATCCAAGTTGAATGCTCTTATCTTGCTTTCCTTCTTTGATCCATGATTCGACAACTGTCACACCTGTAACTGGTATTTCGTGCTGAAGATTGGTAGTATGTTGCAGATTCTTCTTAAAGAACTGATGCGCGATAGCACTCACTGTTGCCTTTTCAAAGTACACATAGTATGGTTCACCCTTTTCGTCATAGCGAAGTATCTCCTTATCCGGTATCAATGCAGGACCATACAGCATCCTGCGTTCATCATCTACTTTGGCAAGTTGCATCTTGCTTAATGCAATCCAATTTTCTTCGATAGCAGGACTATCCACAAGCCCCATAGCGGTTATACCTAAACGACCTTCTTCGTCGATTACACACTTAACGATTTTTCTTTTATCCATTTTGCAAATTTAATTTAGTTTATCCAATACGTGACAGGTCTTCTACGTTCTCGCGAATTTCTTGTTGGCTTGCTACATCACCAGCCAACACATAAGCGCGTGGTAAGTATTGGTCAGGTCTGTTTGTTATAAACTGCGCAGCAAATGGATTAAATGTTGCTGGTTGTGAACCTTCATTACCACCACCACTTGGGAAGCTTGGTGAAGGTGTGTCATTCGTTGGTGTTGAGCCACCTTGAAACTGTTGTTGTTGAATTGCAGCAACATTAGCAAGACCTGCGGCAACTGCAATACCTGCTGATATAGCTGGATATGCTGGAAATAAAGTCGTAATTGGACTGGCTGCAGCAGTTTTATACGCGGCATTTGCAGCTTCATAGGTACTAATGGTTGCCTGTGCAATACTAATTGCCTTCTGCACTTTGAATGCTGCCTTTGCATTCTTTTCGTTGGTTTTACCGAATGCAGCAGTAATCGAAGCTATACCACTCAATGTTTGTTTTGCGAAATCTAATTTAGTTTGTAGTGATGCTTTTTCAATTTCTACAGTTTCATCTGCAGTTTTTTGAGCATTTTCAATTGTGCTTTGTTGAACGGATGATAATTCTATTGCTAATTGTTTTTGTAAATCAGTTGTCGAAATACCAGCCGCATCTGCCGCTGCAAATAATGCTTCGTATTTTTGAATTATTGCTAATTCTTCTTGATCCTGCTGACTTAAGGTATTTCGAAACTGTTCATCCTGAAGTGCAGCAAGCTTATCGTAATAATCTTGTAAGAGTCTTAATTTTTCATCGTATTTGAGTTTTTCAGTATCAACTTCTGTCTTAGCATCTGCTTTAGCTTCGGCAACAACTTTTTTATTTTCTACTTTTTTTGCAGTAGCTGTTTTTATCGTTTGTTGAACTATTGTATCACCAACAACTTTTTCAATGTCAGCAATACTTTTAGTATTGAGCGCAATTTCTTTTTGAAGATCTACAACACGTGCTTGTGCGGCAGCTGTATCATTGCCTGCTTTGACAATGTTATTGGTAAAAGCTTGTATTTCTGCATAGCTTTTGCGACTGCTCGTTGCTACTATTTCAGCTTCTTTAGCTTGTAATCCGGCAACATTTGCTTGCTCTTTAGCTAATGCAACTTGTAATTCAAATTGCTTCGCGTATTGTGTTTCAAGTAATACTTTTGCAGCATTAGCTTTTGCTTCTGCTTCAATAGCTTTTATTAAAGTTAATTTTGCACTGGTTAAAGCATCTGTATTATTTATATCGATGTTTTGATTTTTAAACACATCAGGATATAAAGTCTGTATTGCTTCTAACGCAGTTATTCGTTCACTTTCTGCTTTTGTTTGATCTGTAACCGCATTGAACAAAGCATTAATTTGTGATACTTGTTTACCCACCGCAGCACTTTGTTTGACTATTTCGTCATTTAGTGCTTTGGTTAATTCAGTAGTTCTTTGCAGTTCAGGATTTAAATTTTTTATCGCAGTATCTAATTCTTCCCAATAAATAACTGCAGATGCAATAGCACCACCAAGCAGAAATAAGGGATTGGTTATAATGGCTTTACCAACTTGAATTAAAGTGCTGGCTAATCCTTCTAATTGATCAGCTATATCCGCAAACTTAATAGCAGCAATGTTAGATGCTAATAGTTTTGCGCCTTCTGCAGCTCCAGCAAAGTCTAAATCTAAAAGTCGAGATGTAACAAGACCAAGCGAACCACTAACCTTTTCAAATGCACCACCTGCTTGTGTACCTACTGCTTGCGCTGCATCCTGAATTTTATCTTTTAATTCTCCTGCTGCCTGCGATAAATCACGATACTTCTGCGTTTGAGGATCAGTATTCGCTAATTGCGCCTGTAATTCACGTAGTTGTGCCTTTAAGGATTTACCTGAATTATCTGCACTATCAAATGCATTGCCTAATTGTCTTAAGCTCTGCTCACTTTTGGTGGTGTCAATTTCAAATGTCCTTACAATAGAATCAGCCATTAGTAAATAAGTTTAGATAGTAAATAGATAAGTCCGAAAAACAAAATGGTGCGCCATACATACAGCGTTACAAACCATAGAATACGCTGCCACTTCCGAAGCGAATAGTTGTGTTCCTTCTTTGTTGCGATGCCTAACTGAATGTAGCGCATTGAGTTTTTGATTGAATCCATTATGTTGTTTTTGATTGTTGGTATTGCAGTGATGAAGTAATGAAGAACGCATCGGGATAAGTGCCACCTGTGAATGTGACGTTTATGCGATGTTCATCTGTATTGGTTGCAGTATCGATTCCAAATGTGAACACGTTTGCACCTACCGCACCTATTGTGCTTAGTGTCGTGATTGCACTGGCAATGGCAACACCACCTACCTTTTCAAGTGTAAAGTGATGAATCGAAGTTTCACTTGCACCTGTCGAATCTTTGATAGTGACATTCCAAAAGCAGCTCCATAGCGTATCGTCTGGCATTTCAATATATTCATTTGCCACACCTTCAATGTATAAGTTTGCAACCTGTCCTGATGTTGCAATAGTTGGGAATCGTTGCAGCACAAAGATTCCAAATTGCGCCCATCCGTAATAAGGTGAAGTGCTTAAACCATTGCGATAACCACCTCCTACATGCAAGCCCGGTAGATTGGTCACAACGTTGCGCCCTAATAGGTTACTACCACGCACACTTTTGGTTAATGACAAATCCTGTCCAACCATTAACACACCGCTGTTGCCCGGTACTATTGAAAGTTTACTACCATTTGCTATCGAAAGCGGTGCATTTGATAAAGCTTCAAGTGTTGGGTTGTTCGATACTACAGGGTTACTTGATACAATCGAATTGCGGAACTGACCACCATTGTTGAATGCCCAGCACACACCGTTGATTTCATCCCAAAAATATCCATAACGTGAACAGCAATCTTCAGTCGGTTCTACAATATCTCCACCACTTTCAAATTCTACTTCGCCATTGGTAGTAACTCCAACAGGTGTAGATGAGCAATCATTGATTTGGTCAAGGAACTTAATAAGCTTAACCTTTGTGCTTTCGTTGTAACCTACTTTATAGTCGGTTATTTCAAGTATGCGCCAATAGCTATCCTGAATCCATATCTTATCCGCAAACGAGAATGTAAGTATATCCTTTAAGTCAAGCGCAAAGAATGCTTCCATTATTCTACCTTCAGGTGAATAAATTTCATTCATGTAATTCCGCCAATACAGATTGAATAGATTGTTGTAAGGATTAACTTGTACGGTCTGTACGTGTGGTGGTACTTCAGGTGCCCAGTTCAAATCGTAATCGTCAAAATTTGGATAAGCATTACTATAGTGATTCAGCACAGGTACGCCTGTAGTGTTATTTGCATTACCTATTGAGTCATTATATAAATTAACATTAATTACTAATGATGCATTATATAAACAACGCGGACCAGGAGCAACAAATTCTAACTGCTCATTATAGAAGCATTGAATCGGAACACCTGTTCCGGGCAACATTGCTGCAGGTGAGCTGCGTGTAACAAGTTGAATCTTTTGGTCACCTATCGCGAAGTCACTTGGAGCAGTCGATGGGTTGATTGTATAACCTTCCGATTTAAAGTCACCATATACTCTGTTCGCATCTCTATACAATTTGCTGTAGACATCTTCGCCTGCTGTGTACGTAAACTGAAACGTTGCCTTTTGGACATCAACAGTGCTGCCCATCATCACATCTTTCGATATATCAAGCTTGCCTGTCCAATCTACTACATCGCCTGTGCCTAAATAGTTATTCTGTGGAATAATTGCAATTTGATTTGGCACGATTCGACTTGGAACGATTGCGCAGTTGTGCATCTTGATTACGTCATTCACAAAATCGATTTGACGCATATCAGGCGCGTTCAATGCATAGTCAATAGTTTGACCTACTGTTACCGTAGCCGAATTAATTTCAATGTACGATGTGTTCGTGCCGTCACTTGTAACACCATTTATAGTTATAACTCCACCGTCATATGGATCAATTGGACTATAGATTATATTGCCATATATATCTGTGCCATAGACACCTGTTGCTTGCGCAAATGTGTATTGAAAAAATATCTCATCCCCAATTTCCAATTCAAGATTAAATGTTTCATCAAATAATCCGAATTGTTCTACTGCACTGGGTGCTACAAAAAAGTAATTTGAAATAGTTCTAAGCCAACTTCCATTTTTATATATACGTACAAAAATAATTATGTAACTCGTACCAGTGGCTCCAAATCCAGCAGAAAAATACTGGTGAAGGTGAAATGTAAAAGTGCCTACTGCTGATGCTGTATAGACACCTGTCACAGCATTAAAGTCACCATTATTATCAAAGTTTTCAACCATATTCGAATAACTCGAAGTACCTGTTGATGCAAGATATATCTCAAATGGGACATCGGGATAAGCCGAAAAGAAGTATTGATTACTGCCACCTTGATTGATTAACTGCGGTGTATTGCAGAAAGGCATCCAGTAATCATTCAGGATGTTTTCAAGTGACGATGCAACAAGGTCAAATCCTGCTTCCGTTACAATGTTGCGCAATAGAAACCACCAACTAACTGCTGGTGTCAAATCAGCCGGGTAAAGTGGTGCGCTCGGAGTGCGAATAGGTCGCGAACCTGTGCTACCATCATTGCTCCATAATTGCCCACGATCACAAAGCGCCCAAATGCGGTCTGCTGTTTCGGTTGTTACATTTGCATAGGTTACCGCTTCATTCAAATCAGCAAGCGCAGCAATATCACTTAGCTTCTTTTCACCAATGGTGCGAACAAGGTCAGGTGTTTCAGCATAAAACGCAACTTCGACTTCGTGAAGCTTGCCCATCTGCTTATACACTTTGCGCACACGCAAGTAACCTGTGGCAATAGGTAGGGTATCTACGCGGATTTCAGCAGGTAATTTGTAGAAGAAATAGTTCTCCGCACCTTGCTCTACATTGTTGTCGAATAATGCCCCTAATGCTTCCTTATTCGTTTCGCTGAATGGCAATCTAAATTCGCGACTGAATGCGCCTTGTGCGGTGAAGTTGGATAGGTCTTGAAACTTCCAGTTCTGTGAGATGCTTTCGTTCTCGTATAGGTCAATGTAGTATTGCGTTCCTGTTTGAACAATAATATAACCACCTGCTGCCGCTGAATAATCGTCTGCCCATGTACCTGAAAGATTCAATCGCGTTTGACCGGGCACAGGTGAATCAATAACTATTGAGTTGAGCGTTTTGGTTACGCTGTCACCTGCTGCATTGTAAATAGTAATCGGTTGCGCTAATGGTAACGCTGCAACTTCAGGTGAGCTGGTAACAACAAAGCGCGATAACACACCAATGCCCATGAGCGTTGGATCATTGCTCATGCTTGCAACGTTGGCAGGCCCTATATTATTGACTATTAATTGTACTTCTCCGTTCATGTTATGTCCAGTATTCGTTTGCCATTCTTACTTTCAAAGATAGGTTGTAAAGCTTGCCGTCACGTGTTTTGCGTTCGGTATAAGTAGTATCATCTAAGTTTACAGGCAGCGCGATGTTCTCACCATTGCGCTGTGTTATCCATACAACCTGATTACTCACAAGCAAAGACCGAAGGAATAGAAACTCACCTTCCTGAATGAAGTCACTGGTTACTGTCAAGACTTGCTGCACTAAGTTCCTACGTTCAAACAATCCACGATCGTCTTTGCTGAACACACTTGTTGTACTATTGAACAACACTTTACGGTACTTCTTGCGCTCAATCTCATCGTTCATTTCGGATTTCTTTATGAAGTTGAAGTAGTCCCATCCACCGCGACTGTTCACCCATCCCAAACGAATCACATCATTGTGGCAATCCTTTTGTCCATAGTAAGCTGCATTGTAGAAGCGGTATTTCACACTTGATTGTGTACCGCCTGTTCGGGCAAATACTTCGTAATATCTCCAACCGGGATTGTCATTTTCATTTGGTTTAATTGACCACGCACCCGTCCAGTCATTTAGGTTAGCAGGATAAACAGGCAAAGCTTCAATATCGTAACTATTCAATGATAGCGTTTCGGTTTGTGTTGTCCCACTTGCTTTATATAACACTATGCGCACATTGTCCACAAGGTTATTGAACATGTATGTTGCGTTGCCCGGTATGCTCAATGTTCCATAGTCAGTTTCATAAGAAGGAATCCACACGATGTTTTGCGCTGTTGGGTTACCTGCTCCCCATGTTGGTGCTAAATACCATGAATGTGTGCCAAACTTTCGGTCACTCATTCCGTAGTTAAAGCTAACTTCGAGAACATACTTGATATCATCAACACCGATTTCAGGATTTGGCTTATAACCGTCAAACACTTGATAAGCACCATTGATAACAATGCGCCCTTCCATAGTTACTTCACTACCTGCATTCTCCGTCAAAACAAGCCCCTGACCCGGTACATTGACCAACCACCATTCAGTGATAGCTGCACTTAATGCATACTTGCTCAAATCGTCCACTGTATTATCGGTGGCAAAGTGTTGCTGTTGGTTGCGCAAATCATCCACAAGTGGCGCAATGTCAAAGTACATGTTATCATCCGGAGCAGGTGACAAATAGAACGTGTACGTCTTAGCATCAACGGTTATATTCAAGCCATAGCGAAAACCTTGCTGCGCTACTTCTGTGCTTGATGCAATAAGCATAATCTTTTGACCACGCACCACCCAGTTGAAGGGTTCATCTACGATTGTTAATGCCATTATCTTTTATTTAAGAGTATTCTATTTTCTACGGATTTGATGTAAGCATCCATTAGCTTCTCTTTGTATTCATCCCATGTATCATCTATTGCATCCTGATAGTAGTTGATACCTTCGATACCTTTTTTACCAATGCTACGTGCGATATTGTATGCTGCACTTTTGATTGCGCTCTCGGTTGACTTGATAAACTCACCCTGTTTGTTTCGCAGTTTCAATGGCTTCATGCGAATCCATTTTTCAATAGCCGCAACAGGTGGCATCTTTGAGTTTGGTTTGCGCCCATATTCGATTACGTCTGCATATTTACCAGCATCACCTTTCACAGTGAAGTCAATGGTGGGTTTGCCGTAGCGAATGCGAATCTTGTAGATCAATGAATTAAGCAAATTATCAGGTCTATTTGAACCAACACGATTCACAACCTTACCACGCACACGTCTTTTGATACGCAGGTTTGATTGCGCACGCTCAATGACGGTTGCCGCGTATTCATTCAACATATCTTCGAATTCGGTTGCCATTATGCTACTTCTTCAAATTCTACGATTGAACCTGCTTTGATTGTAACAAGTGCGTTAACTGATGCGATTACACTCATGCTTACTGTTCCGCTTGCCGTTGCTATATAGACACCATCCGCGCTGGCGATACGCTGCGTAGTAGATAGCGAAACAGCTGCTCCGGTATTGTTAGCCGAACCATTGTTAATGGTGTTGGTTGTACCACCCGTTCCGATTGTAAAACGATAAACCGTTGTACCTGTTGGTCCATTAGTGCTAAGCATACCATTGACTGTACCTGTTGCAACAATAATAATCGTTGCTCGCCATTTGTATGTTTTACCTGCGCTTACCGCAAACGATAAACCTGTGATATTTTGGTAAGATGTGCCACTCGTAACAAAGTCACTTGTTAGTGCAGCATAACCACCCACACCAATATCGGCTTTTAATTCGGAAAGTGTTAAAGCAGAAACAGTGTTATCGGCATTGATGCGTAAATAACGTACAGCACTTGGATTTGGTAGCGTTGCAAGGTTAGTTCCAACCGTAGTTAGTCCGATGCTGTTCTGCTTACCATTGAAGGTTGACCAATCTGCGCTGCTCAATGCACCGCGATTTGTTGCATCTGCTGTTGGCAGGTTGAATGTATGTGTGCTACCTGCGCTGCTTATTGCAAAGTCAGTACCTGCTGTGCCTACTGCAAGGTTTTGAACCTGCGATGTAAGTCCATTGATTGCATTGATGCCAGTGCTTAACGTGGTTATTACTTGAGACAAATGCGAATTTTCAGTATGCAATGTGAGTGTGCGTCCCGATGTAGTAACAAACACACGTAAGGCCAACCTATCTGTAAGAGCCATTGTTGTGGCTGGTACTGCAAGGGCTGTGAAATAGGCATCTATTACTGTACCTTGTGTGATGCCTTCAGGAGTTGCAACGTCAGTAGCTAATAGTGTGAATGTGCTGCCATCATACTTATATAATTGAACATAGAAGGAAGGTGAACCACCACCTGATGAAGCGCTAAAATAAAGTTCAAGGTTGAAGTTTCCACCCGGCACTAACAACACATTTGGATCATTAGCATCCGTAATGAATTGCGCAATCAATCCATTGCCTTGTCCATTGGTTCGTGTGAAATCAGTACCTGCACCAAATACAGCTGTCTTGCTCATTTGGTAGTAGGTACTGCCACCTATTGTGCCTTGACTAATTGAGCCATTTAAGTAATAGCTAACTGATGAACCACCTCCACTTGTCGTTGGGAAGTTGGCAAGTTGCCCATCACCTCGCACGTATTGTGTTGCAAGTCCTGCTCCTGATATTGCGAGTGTGCCAGCTGTAGTAATTGGTGAACCTGTAACACTGAATGCAGGTGGAACAGTAAGAGCAACCGAAGTAACCGAACCACCTGAAGCAGGTGTAGTAGCTATCCAATCGCCTAATAGTGTATTGTAAGTAAGTACCTGCCCATTGGTAACACCTG